ACTCTAAATGGCTTTGCAGAAAAACTTGGAGTAGCATGTGTGATATTTACTATATCGCCTACAACTAAATCCATAGCGGTTGCGTCTGCTGTGAGTGTAACATCTAAACTTGATCTTGACCTACGCAAAATAATTTCAGCCATTTCTTGAGCTTGATATGGACTTGTTATTGTTGGCATATCAAAACGACCTTCTAATAAAATACCACCATCTGCTGTTTTCATTGTTGCGTGTTGATCAGCACTAGCTAATCCAGTTTCATCTACTGGTGGAAACTGTGCTTCATCTACTTGATAATTTTTACTAGGATTTATAAAGGTAACAATAACTCTATTAAATCTTTCGTTTTTATTTTTTGAAGATACGCCTATTCCACCTATAATATTATCTTCAGTTAAAGTTATAGACGCACTTCCAGAACTCTCTACTGTAATTTTATATTCGCCAGCAGAATAATTTAAAAATGCTCTTGAACCTGTTAGAAATTTTTTAACATTATCTATAACTTTTTGTGAAGTATCTATAACTGCATGACTATCAATCAAGTCTATTTGATCTGCACCAGCATAAGGAGTTATATTAGCATCACAAATATCCCCAGCCGTTTGCCAATCGGCATAATTTGAGTCAAAATAACTATTCGCTATTCCCATTCCATATCTATCGTTGCGTAAATAATCTAATAATTGATAAACTGGATTATCTGAATATTCCCAAGTGCTTGATGTATCTTCTCTATGCGAACCAGAACCACCAGTTTTTGTTCCGTCTAAATTTGGATTATAAACTTTTTTACCTTTAACTACGGCATTAATTGTTGGAATAGAACCAAATGCATCTGAGTTCCATTCAAAACGAAATGATAAATAAGCAATACCTCTTAATCTATGATTGCTTGTCCATGATGATAATGTACTTAATAAACTACAAGCTGTTTGATCATCTGCTCCATAATGAGGTCTTACCCTTATAAGACTTGCTGAATCTTTGTAATAATTTGAATCTGAACTAGCAACATTTCTTTCTGTATCGTTAGCTAAATCTCCATCAAAAGTAACTTCATTATCATTAACAAATATAGAAGTAATATCGTCAATTTCTCCTTCGCCTAAAATTAACGCCATATATAAATATTGGTTATCTGTTCCAGATGTTTCTAGAAAAGCTAATGTACCACCAACTTTTCTTGTTCCATAAATAACAGGTATCTGACCATTAGCGGCTGTTTTATTTAATAAGATACCTTTTGCTATATTTTCTGCTGTCGTATCAAAATTAAATTCTGGTTCATCTGGTTTTCTTAACCAAGTTAAAGCAACAGAAACAATACTAATAGTTGATAAAATAGGAGAAACGATACTTACTATTGGTTTAATAGCTGATATTATTCCACCAAAAAAACTACCCCAACCCATTATGTTCTACCCCATTTAATATCTTGAATTGTTAATGCACTGAACTCAAAACCTTTATCGCCAGAAAAAAAACGTTGTTGCGAATTATCGCTTGATCTACGACCAGATACTTTTTCAAAATTACCCCAATGTGAAGTAATACTTAAACCTATACCAGCAGTTGATGTATCATCTTCTATTGAATATTGATCTATAAATCCCTCAAATAATAAAAAAGGGTCAGCAATTAATGCATTAGAACTATCTAAAAAACCTCTATAGATTTGAACTGTATCGTTAATAATATTTTCATTTAAGGCTACGGAAATATAAGTTTGATCAACACCAGATAAGCTTAAATTAAGTGAATTTTTAATTGGTTCAGAACTTTCTTGCGTATTTCCTATTCCCAAAATATGACCACTTGCAGAATATGTTTGTGAGCTTCCAGAAATGCTAGACGTTAAAGGAAAACTACAATCAGTTATATAAACAGGGGTAGCAAAGTTTAAATGAATTAAATGAACAGGATTGATGTTTCCTGTTGCCAATTCTGTTTTGACAGCACTTGTTAATCCTCTTGCCATTAGATACTCTCAATAACATCAAATTCAAAACTAAATAATAAACTTCCAGAACTATTAACTTGATTTGTTTGGAACTCTTGCACATCACTATTCAAATGAACAGTAAAAGGAACACTATCATATGTAACACTAGCATTGTCTGCTAACGCTGTTGTTAATGGTGGTTCTATAGTTAATGTTGACGCATTAGAACTTGGAGTCACATCTGAAACAATCATATAAACTTTAGAATGACCTCCAAACTTAATTAAATCGCCAGCTTTAAAAGAACCAGCAGAATCAGCCGCATGACCATCAACAGCAATCGTTGTATCGCCAACAGCATGAACTCCATTTACTAATACTGTACCTGTTTCACTTCCTTGAGCATTTAAATAGCTAGGGAACGTGATAGTGAAATCTTCTTTTTGTGATCGTTGTTTAATAATGAACGCTTGTATTGGTGCGAAGTCTGATCTTGTTTTTAACGGATAAGAAACAGTAAAAGACCAACGTTGACCATCTATTTGTCTACGAAATGTTTTACCACTATCGGTTGTTGAAACTAATGTACGTTGCTCACTCTTAAAATTGATAGCGTTAAAATCTACACTTGGTAATGCTCCACTCATACTATTGCCTGTTTACCTGTTTCATTTACAGCACTATTAATCATATTTACGATAACACCTCTACTATTAGTTAATAGTTCGTTAAATCCTCTTGCGTCTACTGTAGAAATATTAAAACTAACATTTACATTTTTAGCACCTAATTGATGATTTGGAATAACTTGCATATTTTGTTTTGGCACAATTAGTTCTGGCCCTTTTTCTCCAACAATAGCTGGTTGATTAGCTTTTGCCATTCCTCCATTTGCAAAACCAAATATTTTACCAACAGTTCCAAATATATTACCAAATACAGAGCTACCTTTCATAGCACCTAATATTCTTTGTGCCGCAATAATTAATTGTTGTTTGATAAGTATTGCAGATAAATCAACAATAATTGCTTCTCTAAATTCTTTAAATCTAAATTTACCATTTTTTAATGCATTTTTTAATTCTGCGTCAAAACTTCTAAATGCTCTTTTACCAGCTTCTTCAAATTGTTTTGCCAAATTAGTTGCATCATCAAAAGTTGCGGTAAATCCTTTTTTAAATGATAAAGCAATTTCTGCAAATTTACTTAATTCTTTTGCACCATCTTTTATTCCATCTGTTGTATTATTGATTGAATTTACAAAACCACCTAATGTTTGAGTAGAAGCATTTAATCTTAATTTAAAATCGGCAAAAAATTTCTTAATCATTTTTGGCCCATCTTCATCTAAAACTATTTCAAATTTGTTAAAACCAAATTCATCGGTAAGCATTTTTATATCGCCAAAAAATTCTTTTACTTTTTCATCTGCATTTTCTAAAAGGTCTAAAAGTTCATCATTTAAATCATTATTAACTTTTTCTAATTCTTTTCCTAAAAATTCAAAAAGTCTAATTACTAAATTTTGTATTTCTTGAAAAAATGCACCTATTAATATTAATACTGCTTTTCCTCTAAATCCTGTCATTAAAAAACCTATGATACCTAATGTTCTAAATGGTTCTGGTATGCTTGCCATAAATGATAATAATTGTTTTGTTCCATCAATTATTATTTTTACTGGTGTTTGAAATATACTACCTAATTGTGCAAAACCTAACGCAATATTTTCAAAAGCGTCAATTAATGCATGACTTGTTCTTTGTGCAAATACTTCTAAAGAAATAAAATTATCTTTAATTGCTTTATCTATTGTTTCTGCTGTAAACTTAACAAAATCAAATAAACCAGCATCAGCAACTTCTTTTTTAAAATTAAATATACTATCGCCAATCATTGAAAGAGTACCTTCAAATGTTTTTGCTAAATCGTCTGTTGCTCTTCCAAATTGACCATTAGGTCCAAATACTTCATTAAATGCTTTTACAGTTTGTTCTATTGAAACTGTTGCACCAGCTTGAAAACCAAGCATGGCTTTAACACCACGTTCTCTAAATAAATCTGCCGCACTAATACCAGCAGATAATGACCTTTGAATTTGTTCTGCTGTGGTTCTAAAATCTAAACCTGTAACAGCCGCAACATTACCAGTAATTTTTAATATATCTGATAATTCATCAGCATCTTTTGAAACAACAGCTAAAACACCAGCACCTTTTTGTATTTCTTCTAAACTAAAAGGAACTTTAGAAGCAAATTTTGCCATAACATCAAATGCTTTTGCTCCTTCTTCTGCAGTACCAAATAAAAATTTTAATCTAACTTGTAATTTTTCAACTTCACTACCAACATCAATAAATGTTTTTATAGTAGCACCAGCACCAATACCAATTATGGCAGATTTAAGACTGAATACAGTATTTTTAAGATTATTAAGACCGCCTTGTACAGATTTTAATGCTTGTCTTGATCTATCTCTTGCAAGAATATCTATTTGTACTTTTTTTGTAGCCATTATCTTTTATTCAACCTTTGGTGTTGTTCTTGCTCTTCCCTTTGAAGATCAAAATATGCTAACCACATATTAAACTCATCTACAGGCATTTGCAATATTTCAGATAAACTCTTATGTAGCTTTTGTGCTACAAAGTAAACGTTTCTAATTGTAGGGTACTGTCTTAACTTTTTTTTAAAGATTGTAGAGAATCGTCTGTTTGTCTCATTATTTCAGAAGCAACTCGTGCAATAACATCTGTATCGGCTTTTATTTTGAATTTTGGTTTATGTTCTAAAGAAAACATTTTATCGCCATCTTTAGTTTCAGATTTTTGAATTATTACATCAATTAATACATTTAAATCAGAATCATTAGCACCTTTGAATATTCGTGCCTTTTCATTCATATTAAAGGGTTTAGAATAAATGGCTTTATTGCCTACTAAACCCCATTCTGGTACTTCTATAATTCTAATATCTAAACTTTCAAAATGATCTCTGACACCTTCAAAGTAATCAATTTTTTCTGGCATTTAATCCTTAAACTGTAGTGTGCGTTACTCCACCACTAAATTGAATATTAAGCGTTCTTGAAATTATCCCATCCATAGTAACAGCTACATCTGCACCGGTAACAATACCTGTTCCAGTATAATAAGCATCACCACTATCTGCGCCTTCTGGATAAAGTTCAATAGTTGCACTTGAACCAACATCTAATGCTTCTTGACCATTGGTATCTGTTTCATCCCAATGACATTCAATAGTTGCAGTAGCGTCACCTCGTAATGCAATATAAGATTTTTTAGAATCAGTTAAACTAGTATCTTCAACTGTATCTTGTGTTTCGTTAAGAGTAAAACCTGTTACTTCAGCAACTGTTGCTGAGCCAACTTTTACTACTCCACTTGTTCCAACATGAGTTGCCATAATTTACTCCTCGTTTGTTTCTTTTGTTTCTTCTTCAACTTCAACTTTTTTTGTAGTTGATCTAGAAACTTTTTTATCAATTTTAAAACCGTTTGCAAGATATTTTTCTAGCTTATCGTCTGGTATCTCTATTTGATCTTTACCATCTGGAAAATATATTTTTATTCTTTTAGCCATTATGCAGTACCTCTAACAAATTCATATAAAACTCTTACCACAATTCTTACTCCACCATAAGGAAAAAGTACACCCTCATCTGTATTTGCTTCAATTATCTGAGTATTTAAAGCATTTCCATTTCTAGTTATATCAGTATCAAGAGTTTCTTCTACAACTTCTATGAGTTGATTGCGTAAAGTATCAATATTTGAAGTTGTGCCTTTAACAAATCCTACGATTAAAAAATCTATAGTTCCTTGTCTTTTTCCTGTACCTACATCACCTAATGAAAGCATTTCTCTAGTTTCGTCACCTGTTTGTATATAACAACTAGGAAATTGTGGGTCTGCCAATTCTTCTGGTTCAAATGGTTCTCTTGTAATTTTTTTAAACTCAATAGGGCTAGTGATAGCGTCAAGTTTTGTAATTATATCGCCTGCAATATCTTCTCGTTTACTCATAATTTTATAGCTTTAAAAAATATCTTTCTTATCTTATCTTCGTCCCTTCGTCCAATAGCAAAAAATGGTCTTTGAGGAAGTCTACCAATTCCCTTATCGTGAAAAAATGCTTTTTTATTTTCTTCTTGTCTACGAAAAAATAATATACCTTTTGATTTTGTTATTTTGCTTGTTAATGATCTAAACATTCTACCTGTATCAGTTAAATCTACAAATGATATTTGCCTTCCTCTTTTAGCTCTATCTTTTTTTGCTCTTTTTGAATAAGGTCTAAATCTACCACCATCTGGCATTTGACCTTTTTGTGTTTTTTCTGTTACTTGTTGAATACCAAATGCTGACGCTTGGGCTAATCCTTTTTGAATATTACTTGGCATTTGCAAAGTAATTTTTTTAAGATAATTACTTACATCTATGGTATTTGTTTTTATTTGTACGTCTGCGACCATTACCTAGTAAGGCGTAATGTATGTATAGCTTCTTTTTCTGAGGCTGATACTGTTCCCCCTCCATCTTCATCATATTCAACACCATCACGTAAGACAGCTTGAAATTCCTCTGCATATCTTAATCTGTAATAATCTATTTGTACTTGAAAACTATCTTTGCCTTCGCCTGTATCTGGGTCACGCCATTTTGTAAGCTGGGGAAATATATAATCTGCAAATGCTTTGTAACAAGTTGCTCTTCGCCATTGTGTAGCTGTGAGTTTTGAATTTGTCATTTCTATTGAAGTTATTTTTGTTATATCTTTATAACGTACTGTGTGTCTGTATCTTTCCCACCATTCTTCTCGGATTTGACGCAATACATCATCTTCTGCATGTTGAAGCTGAGGGTCCCATGAAGCAATACCATAATCCGCAATATCTGGCTGATATTCCTGCAAATGAGATAATGCTACACTAAAAATATTTGTTGCCATTATCTACAAACACAATTTCCGTTACAATCACACATCTTTACCTCTTTTTTTCTTTTTAGGTGTACTCTTTTTTTCTTCACTATACAATTTAAAACCTCTTAATTCCCACATCTTTTGGTTCTTTTCCCAATCTTCTTGTGAGCGCTCTATAACTTTTGAACCTTTTGCTAATTTAATCATCATAAACTCCTGTAAATAAAGGGGGTTATAAACCCCCTTATATTAATTACTTATTGGATTGAAGAATCTGCGATTACTTCTACTCCGTAAGAATCATGTAGTTCACCAACGCCATAAACAGCAGTTGCTACAATTTCATCTGCACGCAAAGAAGCATCTCTTTGAGTTTCAATCTTAATGTCTTGCATCATCGCTAGACCTAAAGCATCTTTATGGAACATTCCGCCTTTGTAATCTCCAGCAGTTCCAGTATTTTCCATATTGCCTGTTTCAAATATTTTAACACCAGCAATCTGACCAATGAAACCATTTCTTAATGCTTCATTTGATAAATCAGTGTCTAAACCTGCAAAGGTATTAGTTAAACCAGATTTTAAGTCATATGCCACCTTTGGGTGTAATACAAGATAGGTTTCATTAACTGGTAAACCAGCGGCTCTTAAAGTTGATGCCGCATTAAATACAGTTGCCGCAGATAATGCCGCACTGTCAGTTCCAACAGCAGTTGAAAATCCATCAAATAGAGCAAGTAAATCTTGGTCCATTTTTTTTGCAATAGCTTCACCAAATAATCTGCCAATATCAGCCGCCACATTTCTTGGTGCTGAATTTCTTGCTAGATCAGTTAAAGTTGTCATTACGCCTACTTCACTAGCTGTAATAGTTACAGAACTAGGGTTGATAGCAGTATTGGAAAGATCACTTGCTTCACTTACAGCCGCCGCTGATACTGCAGCATAAATCGGTACTTCTACAGATTTACCACCACCAGCGATAGTGTAGTTTTTAACTAAATTCTTCATTATAGATTTCTCTTGAATGACGAATTGATCC